GCACCGTACAGGTTGGCACCGTACAGGTTGGCACCGTACAGGTCGGCACCGCTCAGGTTGGCATCGCGCAGGTTGGCACCGTACAGGTTGGCACCGCTCAGGTTGGCATCGCTCAGGTCGGCATAGCGCAGGTCGGCACCGTACAGGTTGGCACCGCTCAGGTTGGCACCGCTCAGGTCGGCATAGCGCAGGTCGGCACCGTACAGGTTGGCACCGCTCAGGTTGGCACCGTACAGGTCGGCACCGCTCAGGTTGGCACCGCGCAGGTTGGCATCGCGCAGGTTGGCACCGCGCAGGTCGGCATCGTTTTGCCTCGCCCACTTGACCGCCAAGCCGATCCGAACGCCAATCGTGGTATCCGGCGCGCATGTTATGTCCGCCGTGAATTGGACCGCATTTGTCCAGCGGTTGCGAATTTCCTGTTTGATAGTTGTCATCAGTATGGTTCCCTGAGTTGCTGGTAGCGATAGTCCGCTGCATCGTCGGCGCGGGCAATCAGTTCGTCCTGAGCCTCACCAAGTAGCCAATCCAACACGCCTTCTTCTTCCGCGTCCGTCAGTTCGAACGGTCCATTGACCTGATCGCATTCGACCCGATCAATCTCTACAAAGGCATATTCTTCCGGTTCTCCACCGGACGCATATGAAGGCCCGCGCGCTGGCTGGTAAGGGTGATAGGTGTAGTGAATTTCCAGTTCGTAGCTGACTGGTTCACGCTCTAAGGTGTAGAGGCTGCACAGTTTCACGCTCATCAGTCTGGCTCCTTCGCCCATAGCTTGAGCCGAGCCAAAGCCCGCTCCTGCCTGTTTTTGATATGCTTCGTCGCTGCGTCGATCCGCTGCCGTGCGTCCCTTGGCTCAACAAGGCCGACCGCGATGAATTGGTTGTGCTGTTTGCGCATGTTGCTCATGATGCGGCCCTCCAAGTCACGGCAATGCCAATGTCACCGGGAAGGATTGCGCGCGATTTTTGCGCTCGCTCCGCAAGGATGTTGTTGCAAAGAACAACGCATTCATCACAGATGAAGCACAGTGGCCCTGCAATCAGGTGCTCAACCAGATTATTGGGTTTGCAACAGAATGAGCAATAGAGAGGCTCTTTCTCGCTCATGATGCTGCTCCGGTGGCTTTGTGGATTACGGATGCGGCGTGTTTGATGGCCTGCTCGTCGCGGACGGAAAGCCCGTCTTTTATGTCGAAGCATGAAACGACCTTTTGCAGAGCCTCAAGCAAATCAGGCGCGGCGGCGATCAGGCGGGCGTTCGCAGCCACATTCGGAAGCCGCTCGCCATATTCATCCTCACAGACGCAAATCACGTCATAGGTATATGAAGGGCCATCGTGCAGAATTTCGCCGTCAATGTTGCCAATGATCGTGACGAACCCGTCAGTCGTGTAATCGTCGCGCGACTGCCACGGGCCGCTTGTGTGCCGCGCGCTCATGCCGCCCTCGCAAAGCCAAAGAGCATGTCTATCGCGTCATCAATCGACGGCGCTTTTTCGTCAGCCGCGTCCAGTTCATGGTCGCTGTATTCAGGCAGGTGGTTTGCATACTCGGTGCGCGCTTCGTCGCGGCAGCCTTCGAGTTCGCAGATGATGTCCGACCAATCGTCGTCCAGCGCCATGCTCAAGCGGTCAAGCAGGTTCGCGGCTTCCGGCTCGCGGTGCCAGTTCAGATAGGCGTGTTCAGCTTCGGCGGCATCGCGTTCGCTGATCGGGTAGTGATGAGGGGCGCTCATGATTACCACTCCATCGCTTGCTGGAGGGTATCGCAACGAACCAAGCCATTGTGCGGAACGAACGAATAGAACCGTCCCGTGGAAGGCTGCCAAAGGGCATACAGGTCAGGCTTGTAATCGCCGGGGGTTGCAACCTTGGCGACCACTTCAAGGCCGCGAACGAAGCCGACATTAACAATGTCACCCTGTTCCCAAGTTTGCTTCGCTTTGGTGCTGAACCGATTTTGTGTGGTTGCTGACATGGTGTGTCTCCGTGTTGATGATTGCTTATTGCGCGCCACGCAAAGCGCGTCAACCCCCTCAAGCAAATAAATTTGCAAAAGGCGCAAAATAAATTTACATCCACACTATTGACGCCGCTTGCGCGCTATGCAATCTAGGCGCCATGAAACTATCAGACTATATCAAGCTGGAAGGAAATTCAGCCACGGCGCTCGCTGATAAGGCGGGTGTGGCGGTTTCGTCCATAACGAGGGCCGCTAAGGGTGACATTTACCCGTCAGCCGATCTCATGCGCCTTATCATTGAGCACACGGACGGACAGGTTAGGCCAGATGATTTTTTTGATCTGCCGGAACGGTCTGCCGCATGAGTGTCTATTTCATAAAGGCCGATTCCCTTGGTTTGGTCAAGATAGGGTCGGCGGAAAAGCCGATTGAACGTTATCGGAACTTGCAGACAGGAAGCCCTGTTGAATTGCGTCTTACCGCCTTTATAGACGGAAACGCTACTGAAGAAATGGCCTTGCATAGGCGTTTTGAGGATTACCGCCGCCATGGAGAATGGTTTTATTGCGATGGTGAACTGGCAGAATTTATAAATTCTCTTCCTCAGTTTGAAAAACCAAAGCGCAAAACTCGTAACGATTTAATTGGTGCGCTAGGCGGATCGGGTGCGGTGGCGAAAGCGACCGGCCTGAACCAAAGCACCGTTTCAATGTGGCGCGAGCGTGGGATTGCTTGGCGCTACCGTCCACTAATTGCAGACATGGCACGCAAGGCCAAGGTCAAATTGCCTGACGGTTTTTTTGATCCTGGTTTAAGCGAAGCAGCATGAATTTCCCCAACTCTACGGCTGGGGAAGCCGACGCTCAGGGTTCCCGTCCGGCGGGCGTCGGCACACATTTCGGAAAATCGCATCCGCATAAAATCTTCTCAATCTAACAGGCGCGCAAGGGGGCATGATGGGGGTGGACCATTCTGGCACAACCAAGACACCGAATCGGTTGGTAACCATGTTTTTGCGCTTTGCAGATTGGCTCGGTTCCGCACGCCGTGAAAACGACGACATATCCGCCGACGCCGTTCGCATTGCCTCGCTCGAATTTGCCCTTCGCCAAGCCAACATCAAGGCAATGGTCTGGCAAGTAAAGGCCGAGGACTTGCAAGACAAGCTGGACGCTCTCTGTGAGAGGGAGTTCGCGCGAGAAGCCGAAATGCAGCGCGCCGCGCCCCTCGTCGCCTACGCACTCCGCCAGAAGGCCAATCGCGCACGGTATGACGCAAAGAGGAGGAGGAGATGAACAGAATGGTCATGACCGGAGCTTCTGCGGATGAACTTTGGCCGCTTGTGCGCGACTTTCACTATTCGCGGCGGATGCCAAGTGCGATCCGCCATTGCTTTGCTTTGCGCGAGCCGGGTGGCATGTTTGGCGATACCGGCGAGATCGTTGCTGGCATTATTTACGGAAACCCCGTTAACCGCGCCTGGCCGCAAACAGCGCTAGAGTTGCAGAGACTGGTGCGCGCCGACGGATGCTCGGCTATGTTGTCAGAGTTTGTCGCTTGGTCGTTGCGATGGCTTCGCGGAAACACAGAAACGCCGTTCGTTATCTCCTATGCTGACACAGGCAAGGGCCATCACGGCGGCATTTATCAGGCATCCGGCTTTGATTATGTCCATGAGACAGGAATCTATCAGGATGGACTGGTTCACCCCAAAACCGGCGACTATATTCACGGGCGGCAATGTGTCCGCATGTTCGGCAGCCGATCACAGGCCACGCTAGAGGCGCGCAAGGGTGAATATGAACCTGCGTGGCACAAGACTAAGTATCTATACGTTAAGGCGCTAAGACAGCGGCCAAAGGCGCTGATGCGGCGGTTTGGCTGGCAATCTCTACCATACCCTAAACCTTCTGCGGTCCGTCTATTGGACGCCCCTGTTCCCACAGGTGCGAGCAAGGCGCGAACCCTTGGGACCGCTCCACATTCGGAACAAGCAGCATGAAACTCATCCGCCTACGCCTATCCATTTGGTGGTCTTGTCGCAAACGTCGCCTCGCCCGCACGGCTATCCGGCATAGCTGGAGCGCATGGCGGTGATTGTCCTTAACTGGCCACCCCGCGAACTGCACCCCAATGCGCGCCCGCATTTCCATGCCCGTGCGTCGGCTGCAAAAGCCTATCGTGAAGCCGCCTATTGGATAGCCAAGGCTGCGGCACAGCCCCACAGCCACCCGTCAGACGGCATTCCCGTGCGGATAGACTTCTATCCACCAGACCGGCGCAAGCGCGACCTGGATGGAATGCTTTCGAGCATCAAGGCGGGAATTGACGGGATTGCCGATGCTTACGAGCTGAACGACTACGAACTGAACCCCGTCATATTGAGCCGGCGTGATCCGGTGCGCGGCGGCAAGATTGTGGTGAGTTTGTCATGACTGAAATGGTCCGCATAGACAAGCGCGGCGGAAACCGGGTGAGGCATGAAGTGCGGCCAATACCCGACGACTTCGCGCAACAAGCCAAGGAAAAAAATCGCTGCCAGCTTGTGAGGCATTACCGCACAAGCGACAAAGCCGTTGGCAGGTGGATGGATGAAAGCGGTGTCACGCCCCGCAGAACGGTCAACAGGCTCGTTCCCGACAATTGGGAGCAACTATGCGCCATCCATACCGCTGCGGAACTGACGCGGCTTCTGGTGGCCGACATCAAGGTTATCAAGCGGTGGATAGCCGAGACAGAAATAGAGCCGGTTCCGTTCGACCGCAGAACCATAAAGCCACCGCCGCGCAAGCCGCAAGCATTCAAGCAAATGGGCGCGCCACATAAATCCATCATCCGCGACAAGCCCCGTTCGATCTGGGATGACGCGGCGGACGTGCTGCGGGCCGAACGGTGGGCGGTCTACCGCTGCGACGAAAAGGGCAGGGCGGATATGAAAGGCCGCTACTGGCGGGCTGGCATGGTTATCCTGACGCCTGACGACTTGCTGGCGAGGGCTGAGAAGTATCGGAGACGGGCGGCATGAACCAGCGCAACACATGGCCGGTCCATGCACGGCAAAACTGGTCAGCCGCAACCGGCCTCAATGAATGGCCAGCCGATCAGGATTATAAACTCTGCGAACTGATAGCGGACGGGCTTTCGTTCGGACAGGCGGCGCGAGCCATTGGCCGTTCAACCGCGTCTTGCAAGTCCAGGTTCCAGCGGATCGCCCGCAAGTTCGGAAAGCAGGGACGGTGAAAAACTTATCCCCGTCATTCTCTTATCCCAGTCATTGCAATTATGTGCCGCTTTGATATGAAGGCGGGCGGGGATCGTATCGCAGCGATCAACCCGCCCTGTCCAAAGGCTTGTGAAAGGAGCCAGTGAACGTGTCGTTTATATCACCGCGGGATTCATATCGCAAGCGCCATCACTGTCGCGAATTGGAGACAGGCATATGAGCCGCCAAGGTTTTGTCTATTATATCGCGTGCACTGAAACAAAGCGGATCAAGATCGGCTTTACGCAGGGCAAGGTGGAAAAGAGGCTTGCTGCGCTGCAAACCGGCTCGCCCACCAAACTATCGGTTATTGCGGTTCATCCTGGATCCGATGATGACGAACGCAGGTTCCACAATCAGCACAGTTCAAAGCGCCTTCACGGCGAATGGTTTGAGATGGACGAAGAACTGTTCATCCATATTTGTGCGGCGACTTGCTATGCCGCAGGCCAAGCGCTTGGTGATGATAGGCCGATAGACACATACACAGCCCTTGGGCTTGAAATGGTCAAACAACACTACGGCGAACTCCCATTCGAGCTTGAAGAATTGATTGGCTGGGAGACGCTCCAGTGAGCAATCATCTTATCTCGATGGTTTATAAAAAGGATCTGAGAACACCGATGCGCAAATCGGTGATGGCACTGCTTGCCGACAAGGCAAGTGATGGCGGCGGCGGAATCTATGCGTCGAAACAGACCATCGCTGACGAACTATGTTGTTCACGCCAAGCTATAATCGACACGATCAAGCAATTCGTTGCTGACGGGTTGCTGATTGAGGTTGGAAAACGTCCGTCGCCAAATGGTTTTACCATCGAATATGCTATCGACGTTCACGAGCTTTCAGACCTGCCATGGGTTAAGAGTCATGACCCGTCAATCAAATTGACCCGTCAACCTGCTGGACCCGTCAACGTCGCACCGTTGACCCGTCAACCTGCTGGACCCGAACCCTTAGAACCTATTACCCCTATATCCTCTAACGAGGATATTCCCCCCGCTGAAAAATCAATAAAGGTTAAGCCGGAGCACCTTCTGGAAGCCTGGAACGATATGGCGGGCAGGGTTGGGCTTTCGAAGGCCAAGAGCTTCGACCAGATGCGCCGCCGCAAGACGCTGACGCTCATCAAAACCCGCTCAACCGACGACATCACGGAAGCTATTTCCGCCGTCGAACGCTCGCCGTTCTGCCGTGGCGAGAATGACCGAGGCTGGAAAGCCGACTTCGATTTCCTCCTGCAACCCAAATCGTTCAACCGCTTGATAGAAGGTTTTTATGGCTGACAATCCACTCATGAGACGGGGTTCAGGCGGTGGCAACGAAGCCGCACCCCGCTACGCATACGGCACCCAGGAATTTCTTGACTGGCATAATTCCCGCCGAACCCGTCGCGACCGGCACGGGGATATTGAACTTGAATGGTATTACGACAAGCGGGGCGATGCGCGGCTGCGGTATATCAAGACCGGCATTCGCGTTGCCGCATGAAACACAGGAACAGCACATGAGCGAGATGGTGGAGAGAGTGGGCGAGGCGCTGCGCGTCAAATTAATTGAATGGTATGCCGGTGGAATCGGCTTTGAGGACGGCGGACTTATGCTCGCCCGCGCTGCGATTGAGGCAATGCGGGAACCGACCATAAAAATGGCGTCACAAGGGCTAAAGGAATGGCAATGCGCGACAGACACCGGAGACTTAGACACTGACGCGCACGACATGGAATTGATCTGGAAAGCAATGATCCAAGCAGCACTAGGGGACGGGTGAATGGCTAGGCTCCGCGTTTTACAAACCCAAGCGAAACGGGAAGGGTGAGAATTTGGATTGGATAGTGCTTCGATGCTCCGGCAAGTCAACGCTTCGGCTCGCCCACGCGCTTGACGGCCATCATGTCAAGACATGGACGCCAGCCGCCATCATCCGCAAGCGCAAGCCCCGCTCAACACTGATAAACGAACATCGGGTGCCGTTGATGCCCAGCTTCGTCTTTGCTGGTTCTGCCCATGTTGAAACGCTCCTGGCATGGTCGCACCGCCCGCCTGATGATTGCCCGCAATTCTCGCTGTTCCGCTTTGACCGCCGCATCCCCTTGATTGCCGATCTATCCATGTCAGGATTGAGACGGGAGGAAGAACGCCAGAACCTTATCACGCGCAAAGCCAAGGCCCGCCGCTTTGAAACGGGCGAAACCGTTGCCCCGACCGATGGCGCATGGCAAGGCATGGTTGGCCAAGTGGTCAAGGCAAAGGGCCGCGAATATCTGGTATGTTTCGGATCGAACATGACGGTGACAATTGCCGATTGGCTGCTTGAGGCAAAGGCCGCCGCTTAGTTATTGCAAAAACCCGAATAATACGCTATGGGGCCAAAGTCCCTGCGAAAGTCAGCAAGGGTGCGTGAACTGGCAAACCGGCGCAAAGCCTAGAACCTAACCAGCCCGCTCCCCTCGCGCTTTCATCAACCGGGCTGTCCCGCTTTTGCCGGATAGCGTATTTTGCACAAAATAAATCAGCTTTGCGCGGTGCTCCCTTTGCCGCGCTCCCGCCCCGATCGCACCGCACAACTCACAGGCTAACGCTGGCTAAGTGTCGGGGGAATTGAGGGCGGGTAAATTCGTCAGGAGAATGACATGACATCAACATCATCCGCAAAATCAGCGGCGGCGGTAACTCCGCACGACACAACCCTCATCGGCTTGACCCGTGGCCTTTACATAGGCGGCGCGGGAACACTTGTCGCCCGCATGGCTAACGGAACTAACGTCACATTCTCCGCCGTGACAGCCGGAAGCATTCTTCCCGTTTGTGTTGACCGTGTATTAAGCACCGGCACAAGCGCAACCGGCATCGTGGCGCTGTATTAGGCTGACAACATGGCTGACAATAGCGACGTTTCATCCTTCAAGGACGAGAAAGGCCGCTTCCTACCGGGAAATAGCGGATTTGGGGGAAGGCCTAAAGGCGCCCGCAACAAGTTAGGCGAGATGTTCCTTCAGGCGCTGCATGATGACTTTGATCGCGACGGAATTGCGGCAATCGTAAAGGTGCGCGAGGAAAAGCCGGACCAATATCTCAAGGTGATAGCCAGCCTCTTGCCCAAGGAATTGACATTGAACTTCGGAGACGACCGAGGCGAACTTACAGATGACGAGCTTATCGAGCGAATCCGCATCCTTACCGAGACAGTTTCTCCTCTCCTCCTTGGCGGAACTGGAAGACCTGCAGAAGCAATTGAAGATAAGACAGGCGCGCAAAAGCCTGCTGCAATTCACTGAATACACAAACCCGCTTTACGCCAGGGCGGGGCATCATGAACGCATAGCGGCCAAACTTGAGGCGGTTGAGCGGGGCGAGATTGACCGGCTGATGATTTTCATGCCGCCGAGGCATGGCAAGTCGGAACTGGCATCGAAGCGATTTCCCGCATGGGCCTTGGGCCGCAATCCCAGACGGCAGATTATCGCGGCGAGCTACAACAGCGATCTGGCAAACGACTTCGGGCGGTCTGTTCGCAATATCGTTGCCGAGCCTGAGTTTGGGCAAGTCTTCCCGTCTGTAACGCTCGCACAGGACAGTCAGGCGGCAAACCGCTTCAACACGTCCAGCAACGGCTCGTATATCGCGGCGGGCGTTGGCACGGCTGTTACGGGGCGCGGTGCCGACATTGGTTTGATTGATGACCCGTTCAAGGACCGTGAGGAGGCCGACAGCGAGCGGCGCCGCGATCTGGTATGGGATTGGTATAGATCGACGTTCTACACGCGCCTGATGCCCGGCGCTGCCATAGTTTTGATACAAACTCGCTGGCACGAAAATGATCTGGCGGGGCGCTTGCTTGAGCATGACGCGGGCCAATGGGATGTGCTGGAGCTACCAGCGATTGCGGACGGCAAAGCCTTATGGCCCGAATGGTATCCGATAGAGACGCTTGAACGCATCAAGGCAACGATTGGACAGCGCGAATGGTCGGCACTTTACCAGCAGCAGCCGCAACCCGATGAAGGCACGTTCTTTCAAAGGGCGTGGTTCAAGGAATGGGATCATCTTCCGGCCCTGCGTTACTACGGGACAAGCGATTATGCGGTTACCGACGGCGGCGGCGATTATACCGTGCACCGGGTTTGGGGAATCGACGCTGAAGGGGCGATCTATCGTGTTGATGGATGGAGAGGGCAAACTACGTCCGATGTTTGGATCGAACGCAAGCTCGACCTGATAGCGAAATACAAGCCGCTAGCATGGTTTGGCGAGGCGGGCGTTATCAAGCGGGCGATTGACCCGATGTTACAAAGGCGGATGCGCGAACGGCGCGTGTTCTGCCGCATGGAATGGCTTTCAAGTGTAGCGGACAAACCGACACGGGCACGGGCGTTTCAGTCCTATGCGGCAAGCGGGCGGGTCTACATGGAAAAGGGTGCGGACCTATCGGAGTTTTTGGTCTTCCCCGCCGGTAAGCATGACGACGATGTGGATACGGCAAGCATGATCGGGCTGGCTATCGACCAGGCACATCCGGCGATTGCATTGGTGAAACAACAGAAGACAGGCCCCGGCGACCGCTGGGCTAAAGCAATGGATAGAGACGGGGAGGAGGCATCTTGGAAAACAGCTTGACCCCCGAACAGCAGATGGCAGACCTTGCCCGCTATTGCCGTCAATTCGAGAATTCCGAGGAGCTTACCCGCGAAGCCCGTGAAAAGGCCGAGCGCGACCGCGATTATTACGACGAGAAGCAATGGACGGCGACGGAGATTGCAACGCTTGAGGGGCGCGGACAGCCCGCGGTTACGTATAACCGGATCAAGCGCAAGGTGAATTCCATGATGGGTCTGGAAAAGCAGACCCGCAAGGACCCGAAAGCATTCCCGCGCACCCCGAACGACACGCAGGCGGCGGAAGCGGCAACGGACACCATCCGCTATGTCTGTGAAGACAGCCGCTGGGATGACAAACGCTCGCAAGCCGCCAAGGAACTGGCTATTGAGGGCACATGCGTGATTATGGTGGGCGTCAAGCAAACCAAGGCGGGCATTGACCCGGAGATACGCCGCATTCCTTGGGATCGGTTCTACCATGACCCGCATTCAAGCGAGTTCGACTTCAGCGATGCCTCGTATATGGGCATTGTCATATGGATGGACTTGGACAAGGCTGTTGCGAAATACCCGAACGCCAAGGATATTCTTGAACAGACATGGATCACCGGCAAATCGTCGGAAACCTATGACGACAAGCCGAAGCACAATCTCTGGTCGGATTACAAGCGGCGCCGCGTAAGGCTGTGCGAACATTACTATCTCGAGGCCGATGGCTGGAAGATGTGCCTGTTCACAAAGGGCGGCTTCATTGTCGAGCCGATGCCGAGTCCATATCAGGGCGAGGATGAAAAGCCCGAGAACCCGATCAAGGCGGTGAGCCTTTACATCGACCGTGATAACAATCGTTATGGCGAAGTGCGGACAATGATTGGCCCGCAGGACGAGATCAACAAGCGGCGCTCCAAGGCGTTGCACCTGATTAGCCAAAGGCAGGTGCGTGTCAGTCCGTCCACAGGTCTGGACGCAAAGGCGGTTCGCAAGGAACTGTCACGGCCCGATGGTGTGTTTGTAGGCGACAAGGACGAGGTTGAGATCCTGCCGACCAATGACATGGCGGCGGCAAACCTCCAGTTGCTACAGGAAGCCAAGGCAGAGATTGACCTGCAAGGGCCTAATGCGGCTTTGGGCGGCAAGAACGAGCGGGAAATGTCGGGACGCGCAATCCTGGCACAACAGCAAGGCGGCATGACGGAACTTGCTACCTATCTCGATTCCATCCGCGTTCTATCCATGTCGGTCTATCGGTCAATCTGGTGCCGCATCCGGCAATTCTGGAACGAGGAACGTTGGGTGCGCGTAACGGACAATGAGAACAACGTCCGGTTTGTCGGTGTGAACCGGCCTGTAACGATGTTGCAGGCGATGGCCGACCAGATGGGGATTACCAAAGAGAATTTGCCGCAGATGCAAGCCGAACAGCCCGACGCGATAGCGCAATTACAGGCGCTTGCACAGGACCCGCGCGCGCAACAGGTGGTCAAGGTCGAGAATGCCGTTGCCGAGCTTGATGTAGATATTCTGGTGGACGAGGGCATTGATAGCCCGACGATTGCGGCGGAAGAATTTGAAAGCATGTTGAAACTTGCGGGAACGGGCGTTGTCCAGATACCGCCGGACGTGCTGATTGAGGCGTCAAGCCTGCGTAACAAGGACAAGCTGCTTGAGATGCTGAAGCAAGGGCCTAGCCCCGAACAGCAGCAGATGCAGCAAATCCAGATGGAAGGCGCGGTCGCCACGGTTGACAAGACCAAATCGGAAACGGTGAAGAACCTTGCCGACGCGGAGGCCAAGACGAACCAGTCACAGCTTGAGCAATTCAGGACGGGCGCCGAGGTTGGCCAAATGGGCATGGCCGCATGAAACCCGGACAGAAGGTCATGTCGCGGTTCTGGCGTGATGACAACCCGGCGGATTCAGGTAAATGCGGCGGCGGGCCTTATCCCGGTTCGTGGCGCCAGATGTATTGGGATGGCTCCGGCATGTGGCGCGAAGAACTGCATGAGAATCAAAGCCTAACGCCATTTGATGAGCAATGCAGCCGCCTTAACGCGGAGGCCCTCGCGTTTGTTGAGCGTCAAAAGCTGAAAGCGGCATGAATGTTGACGAGATCGTATTCGGTCGCGCGGAGCAGGACAAATGGCCCCGCTTTGAACGCGCCGAGATCATGAAAGACGGGCAGGAGCTTGGCATCCTGCTACGCGAGTTTGACGGAACGGTTAGCGCCGTCCGCATAAATGTGAGCCAATTGGCTGACTAGCCGCCGCCGGGTTTCGGGCGTTTGACAGTGCCGCCGACTATGAAGGGCGTATCCGAGGAAACAATGGCAGACATAGACGACATCTTGAATGGTGAGCAGGCCGACGCGCCTGCCGTAGAAGAACCCGTGGCCGAAACGGTGGAAACCGATGACAGGCCAAGGGACGAACACGGGCGATTTTTGCCGAAAGAAACGGGCGTAGAGCAGGCGCAAGAGCCTGAGACGGTGCCGCCGACCGCTGAGACAAATGGCCTGCCGCAAGAGGTTTACGCGCCATTGAAGGCCGTTAGGGACGAGAACAAGGAACTGAAGGCGCGGCTTGCCGCACTGGAAGCAACCCCTCCCGCTCCCCCGCCGCCGATTCCCTCGGTTTTCGAGGACGAAGAGGGTTTTCAACAGGGTTTTGGTTCGCAAGTGGTTCAACAGGCGGTCGGGGCGGCAACATTGAATGCCCGCCTTGATATGTCCGAGATGCTTGCGCGGCAGGCCCATGAGGCAGATTTTGACGAGATGAAGGCTACGTTCCTTGAACTGGCCCAATCTCACCCGGAACTTGCCGACCAGGCCCGCGCCGATCCTCACCCTTGGGCGAAAGCCTATACGATTGCCAAGAACCATATCGCCATGAAGGAACTGGGCGCGACCGATGTTGCCGCGCTTGAGGCCAAATTGCGCGAGAAGATCATGGCGGAAATGGCTGCGGCTCCCGTCAGGCAATCTATCCCTCCTACACTTTCAAACGAGCAGAACGTGGGCAGCCGCACAGGCCCCGCGTGGACCGGGCCGAAGTCATTATCTGACATGCTGGCCTAAACCGGGTTTCGCGTCGTGAGGCGCTGCCCCTCCTTTAAATGGATTTTTCAACATGGCAGACACAACTCCCGCCACCGGCTTGGTGGTTCAACAGTGGGAAGACAAGTTCTTTACCCAGTATCTCCATGACGGCGGTTTCAAGTCGCTCATGGGCACCTCCGAAAACGCGGTCATTCAGGTCAAGGAAGACCTGACCAAGAAGGCCGGCGATTCAATCACCATTTCCCTTGTCAACCGCCTGACAAACGCGGCGACCACGGGCACCTCGGTGCTTGAGGGCAATGAAGAGGATATGGCTTCTCGCTCGATGCGCATTTACGTGGACAAGCGCCGCAATGCGGTCCGTATCGCGGAAATGTCGGAGCAGAAGTCGGCGATCAACCTCCGTGAGGCTGGTCGCGCTGTTTTGCTCGATTGGGCAATGGAAGACACCCGCGATCTTATCATCACGGCTCTGGGTTCCATCAACGGCGTGGCCTTTGCGTCCGCAACGGAAGCGCAGCGCGATGCGTGGCTGGTAGACAATGCCGACCGCGCCTTGTTCGGTGCTTACGGCGCGGGTGGTTCGGGCGGAACTGACTTCTCGGCTGATGCCGCGCAGTTGGACACCACGTCGGACCTGTTCACGTCCACAATGCTGGACGCGATGATCCTCAAGGCCAAGACCTGCAACCCGAAGATTCGCCCGATGCGCGACGCTGGCAACGGCAAGCGGTATTATGTCGCTTTTGCCCATCCCTATGCGTTCAAGAACCTTCGTGACAGCATCGACACGGAAGTTCTCGCAACCACGGTTGTGGAAATGCAGGCGTCCAAGCTGTTCGAAGGTGGCGACATCATGTGGAACGGCTGCATCGTCAAGGAAACGGACAATCTGCCCGTTTGGCTTAACTTGGGTGCATCGGGCACAACCGAGGTGACCCCGGTCTATCTCTGCGGTGCGCAGGCTCTGGCGATTGCTTATGCAAAGCGTTGGAAGACCGTCACGGAAGAGTTCGACTATGGCGACAAGTATGGCGTTGCGGTCGATGGCATCTACGGCGTTCGCAAGATCCTCTTTGGCACCGGAACGGGTGATACGGACGATCTGAAGGACAACGGCGTTGTGTCCGGGTTCTTTGCGACAACCGGCGCTGGTGACACCGTGGGCATCGCAACCGCATAACTTTGAGGGGTCAGCTTTCGGGTTGGCCCCCTTTTTTGGAGACAAGACATGGCAACTCTCACAGGCACTCGTGCCGCTTCTACTTACCCCGTTGGCGGCGCTGCCCGTCAGGGGGTGCTCCAAGTTGCTTGGGGCACATATACCTTCACCGCTAACCCGACGATTGGTGACGTGGTTGAGTTCTGCAAAGTCCCGGCGGGGGCAACCGTTATCGGTGGCTTCTATCAGGGTGCGGACATCGACACCGGCACGGAAACATTCGACTTCGACATCGGCTGGGCCGCAAACGGCACCGACGCGGCTGACCCGGACGGGTTCGGCAACTTCGGTGTGCAGGACGGCGACGTTGTCGCGCAGTTCCGTCCGGTCGCGGGCATCTACTATCCGTTCCTGAACATCATTCAGGATAGCGGATTCAAGACCTTCGCGGCTGAAACCAAGATCATCGGGACCGTCAACGCTGCTGCGGCGGCTGGCGGCACCGGCACGGTCAAGGTTGTCGTTTACTACGTGATGTAACTTGGGAGGGCGGGCTTTGGCTCGCCCTTTCATTCGGGAGTCAAGCCATTGACCACTTGCGCCGAGATCATCACTTACGCGGCAACGCGCGGGCGGATAATCCGTCCCGGTGCCTCCCTGAAGGCATCCGAAGCCGCCGATGGTATGTTGGCGCTTCAGGGCATGTATTCCTATTGGGCAACCGGCATGTTCGGACGCCTGACAAATGTATTGGCAACGGCAAATGCCGAGGCCGAGATCAACACGCGGATAAGGGTTGACGGGGCGTTCACGATTACGTTGCCGTCAACGGTTGACAGCACCGAGACTTTGCCCCCGCCCGATTTGTCGATGGTTGAGATTATCTATACCGATCCGGCGGTTTCGCGCGAACAGCATGTTTACGAGGCGGGCGTGGCGGATTGGGTGCGCATTGACGGCCTTGCGCTGACGGACGTTGCCCCTTTTGCCACACGCGGCGCGACGGGCCTTGCCGATGCGCTGGCGATGTATTGGAACGAGAGCTTCGGGGATGAACCCCCGGCGAATGTGAAGCGCGGGGCGCAGGCATTCTTGCGGTCGATCATGTGGAAATTCGACGCTGACGAAGTCGTTGCCGAGTATTACTGATGGATCTGCCTTTTGGCCTTTCGGCATACTCAAGGCGGCGGGGCAATCTGGTAGAATTGCCGGTTGTGAACATGTTTGCGGAAAAGGCAATGAGCGAGGGGCGCGTTGTCCTGCAGTCGCGTCCGGGCCTTTCGGTTGACGAAACAATAGGTTCAGGCCCGATCAACGGGTTATTCCAGCGCGATGGCATCCTGTCCGGCTCGCGCTGTGTGGTTTCTGGTTCGTCGCTCTATGTGGCGGGCGTAAACAAGGGCACGGTTGCGGGCGGGGGTTATGTATCCTTTGCCGGTGACGAACTGGAATTGACGATTGCGGCTGGTGGCGCGGTTTACAAGACTGATGGCGCGTCGCTTGCGGCGATGGACTTCGCATATGATGCAATCAAGATGCTGGACCTTGCCGGGTACAACATTGCGATAAGGGGCGAAACGGGGCGCTTTTACTGGCGGCTCTGGGGCGTCAACACATGGGATGAGCTGGACTATGCGACGGCGGAAAACGAGCCGGACCAGCTTCTCGACGGGCTGGCAATCGACGATTACCTTGTGTTGTTCGGCACGGAGACGGTTGAGTTCTGGCCCAAGACGGGCGACAGTGAATTGCCGTTCGCCCCGACGCAAGGCCGCGTGTTCGAAAAGGGCATAAGGGCAACCGGCTGCGCAACGTCATTCGACAACACGGCGGCTTGGGTCACGAGTGTCAAGCAAGGCTCGCTTGTGTGCCGCGCGGGTAATGTCCCGATGGTCATATCAAACCCCGGCGTCGAGGAATTGATTGCGGATTCGGCAACATGTCGGCTGGATAGCTTCTTTTTTGAGGGGCATGAGTTTCTTATGCTCCGGCTCGATACGACAACGCGGATTTACGACGCGCAATCGCAGGAATGGGCTGAACTGGCATCATGGGGCCGCGATAACTTCTGTGGCCAGACGCTGATTGCGGGGCCTTATTTCGGGGACGATACAGACGGGACAATATGGGCATTCAACAGCGCGCACACGGATGACGGCGGGGTTCTCGAGCGTCGTTTCCGCGCGGGTGCATCATTGGACGGTCCTACGGTCATTGATAGCCTGAAACTGACGGTAAACAGCGGGCAGGCCCCTAACTTGTCGGGGAACTACACGGACCCCGTCATCGAGATGCGCACAAGCGACGATGCGGGGCAGACCTGGAGCGATTGGGAACCGACCGAATTGGGGGTTCAAGGCGCATATCGCCAGCGTGTTGAATGGCGCCGCTTGGGAATGTTCGACGATCCGGGCATTGTGGTTGAGTTCCGCTGCACTGACCCAGTACCTTTAAGGGTGTCGCGGGTGACGGTAAACGGCAAGAGCGGCGGGCGGGGACGTGGTTGATCGGCTCGACCGCGACGTTGCGATTGTTGACGAAAAGGGCAACCCTTCGTTCCATTTCCAGCGCAAGTGGCAAGCGACGATTGAATCCCAGGCGGATGCGATTGCGGCCATCGAGGCATCGGGCATTGCGGACGGCGACAAGGGCGACATAACGGTTTCGGGTGGCGGCACGGTCTGGACGGTTGACGGGATCGCATCAAGCGGCATTTCGGACTTTGATAGCGCGGTACGGGCGCAGGTTGAGGCGGAACTGGTTGCGGGCGCGAATATAACAATAACGCCTTCGGGTTCCGGTTCCGATCTTCAATTGACGATAGCGGGCACGGGCGGCGGTAGCGGCACAACAATAACCAGCGGCGCGACGGTTGTGGACTTCGGGGCTTTCCCCGGCGCGTCGGATACGTCGGTCACCATTACGGGCCAGACCGGCATTTTGGCGGGGTCAAAGGTCAAGGCTTACATCATTGCGACAGCCACCAGCGACCATTCGGCGGATGAACACTGGCTTGAGACGATTGACGTAATGGCCGGAAGCATCGTCGCGGGCGTGGGCTTCACGATCTACGCCAAGAACACGAACATGTTGAGCGAGCCGGTTGCTGGACAATGGGCGTCAACGCGCGTGGCGGGACCGGGAACGGGTGCGAACCAGATCAGGGCCGATTTGGGCGGCGGCAAGGGCACGCGGCTTTATGGACAATTCACCGTAGCATGGGAGTGGTATTAGATGGCTATCCAGTTTCAGGGCAACGGCGGGACGGTTGCCGAAGTAGACGGAACGACCTTCCGCGCGCAACGTGTGACGATGCGCCCGATGGACCACGGTTCCTTGGGCGCATACAGCTACGGTGGCTTTACCGGCGTTCTCCCGGCTGCTTTGGGAGCTAACTCGGAGATTTTCCAATTCCGCTGGACGGATGCTACGCGGCTTTGCGTGATTAACGGCGTCAAGATCAGCGCGGTTGTCTCGACCACGTTCTTTGCGGCGGGCGTTCCGGTACAGGTCGATCTTATCAAGTCAACCGGTTGGTCCGCGGCGGGCACAGGTGGCACAGCAATCAGTCCGGCGGCATTGCTCAAGAAGCGCACAAGTATGGGCTCAAGCCTTGTCGCGTCGGGCGACATGCGCATTGCAACCACGGCGGCGCTTGGCGCGGGCACAAAGACGCTTGAAACCTATGCGCAAGCGTCTCTCAACGCGCCGGGGCCGATTACCGCCTCATTGAATGGCCAGATCATCCCGCCGGGGACTTTGCTTTACGAGGCCGATGTTGAGCATGGCGAGCACCCTCTGACGCTTGTGCAAAATGAAGGTTTCTCAATCCGCTCGGTAGCGGTTCCGGCAACGGGCACTTGGCAGGCGGCAATCACCGTCGATTGGGCGGAAGTGGCGGCATACTAAGGAGTGTAAAATGGGCCTTTTTAGCCTTGTCACCAGCATCATCGGTGGCAACAAACAAAAGAAAGCTGCCAAGAAGGCCGCACAAGTCACGCAGGACGTTGCGGACAAGAATAACGCGCTTGCCCTCAACATTTACGGCAAGAACGAGGGCTATCTTGCGCCCTATGCGCAGATGGGCAATCAGGCGAGCGGCGCGATCATGGAGCTTCTGGGCTTTGCGCCAACACAACAGCCACCGCAGAATGCCCTAACCCCGCAAGCCGGGACGCAATACGGCGGCCAATTCGGCGGCGCACTTCTGGACGGCGGGCAGAATTTCCTTCCGAACGGCTATTATTACGGGCAGCAGACGGCGCAACCAGTAGCACAGACACCGCCAGCACCGCAGCCAACGGCCATGTCCGCATTCGACCGATACCGGGCAAGCGATGGCTACCAATTCCGCCAGAACGAGGGGATGAACGCGCTTGCGTCCAATTTCCGGGGGCGGGGCGTTTCGCAGAGCGGCGCGGCTGATAAGGCGCTGTTGCGCTATGGGCAGGATTACGGCTCAAACGAGTTCGGCAAGTATCTGGGATACCTTTCGAACCAGCAAGGCGTCGGCCTATCGGGCGCATCGGCGCTCGCGGGGGTTGGCCAGAATTACGTCAACAATGTCACCGCGAACAATAACAACGCGGGCAATTCGCTTTCAAATTCACTCCTTGCGCGCGGCAATATCACGGCCAACCAATGGGGCCAGGTTGGCGGGTTTGCCGACGATCTCGTTTCCAGCTTTTTTGGCGGCGGGGGTTTCGGCGGATGAAGGCCCGCATTCTTGAACTTGAGCGCAAACTGAAAGCCCGCAAAGGCCGCAAGGGCTTTGAGACAAATGCAAAAGAGATCGAGGCCGAACTTGCGCGGCTGAAGGGGGGGGCGAATGCCTGATTATGGTATCTTGGACTCAAGCGCCTTTCAGCGTGGTTATGACTTTCAGCGCCAGAATGCGGAACGATCACGCACGCAAAACGCCTTGTCGGCTTTGGGGTCAAACCCAAGCGACCCGGACGCCTTGAATGCGCTTATGCGCTATCAGCCGCAATTGGCGATGAAGATTCAGGACGATCAACGCGCACAGACGGCGGAACAGGAAAAACGCGACCTTATTACGCGCGCGGCGGGCGGGGACCAGACGGCAATGCAGCAGCTTCCCGGCATTGATCTTGAGGCATGGAAAGCAATCGACAAGCCCCGCCAGGACAAGATCAAGCAAGTCACCGAACTATCGGGCCAGATTGCCCTAGGCGCGCAGAACGCCGCGCAATGGGATGAACTGTTTTCCCGCGCCGCGCAAAGCCATCCTGAACTTGGTGAGTTCGTCGGCAAATTCAATGAGCGCCAAAGCGTCATTGCCGAGGCGGGACAGATGAAAGCATTCCTTGACGGTCAAAAGATCGACTGGAAAGCGGTTCCTGCGGGCGCAACCTTTGTCCCGACGAATGCGGGCACGGGCGAGCGCCTTGACGTTCCTCAAACACAGGGGGGAGGTGATCAAGCGGTCGATCTCACGCCGGAACAGGCCGCGCCGATTATCCAGGGCGCGCAACAGTCCGGCACAATCAGCCGAGTGGACGCGCAACGGGTCATCAAGTCACTCGGCCCGAACGGTGCGCAGGCATTCCAGCAATGGATGCAGAAGCACAACGTAAAGGTGCAGGACGGCGGGCAATTACCACCTCCACCCCCCGGTTTTGTATTGGATGGCCAATGAGCGAGGGACAGACCGCAACAAACCAGCAGACGGGCCAGCGCGTTGTCATGCGCGGCGGCCAATGGGTTCCGCTTGGCGGGCCTTCCAACGCGCCCGCACAGACGCCGCCGTCGCGCTACGTCGCGCCTATTATTGGCGAGCCAAAGCCGCTTGAGCCGCTTGAAATTTCGCGGGAAAAAAGGTCGGAACGCGATTCCGATCTTAACAATGAAAACACGGACTTTGACAACGCGGGCACGTTGCGCGATGACTTCGAGAGGCTTCCTTCAGTTACTGCATATCGCACGTCAGTGCCTATGTATGCCACGGCTCTCAAGACGCAACCAATACCTGAAGGCGATTTAACGCTTATTAAGGCTTATGCAAAACTGACAGACCCGACAACCGGCGTGTTGAACGGTGAGGGTCAGGCAGTTGCGGAATCAAGCCCGTATTTTGAACGCACAGTCCAGAATCTGCAAAACCAACTTGATGCGAGCGGCCTGCTTTCATCCCGTGCGCGGGAAGGTCTTCGTCAAGAATTGCGGTCCCTTATGAGGAATCGCAACAGGGCTTATATTGCTGACCGCGTAACATACAAGAAAAGGGCCTCCGCTCGCGGGTTTGACCCGGAAGAGATAGTCGGCCCCCATGCTGGGATTCCATTTCAGGGGGAGGAAAGCGACTATATCGGAAGGCCCGTTCCTCAACTCGACTATAACGGGAACCCGGTTTCAGACCAGATTGAAACAAGCACCCGCGTCGGCAACGACTACGAAGGCGGCAACAAGATTGCGGGCCGAGGCGAGACGTCAAAGTTAATTCCAATCCCACCAGAAATGCAAGGCAAGTATAACGCTTGGCTAGATGCGCACGGGCGCGGGTTCGATCCGCAAGATTATGCAATGATGCGCATGCAGCTCGACCGCGAGAATAATTACGGCGTCGATCCTGACACCTTCTCAAGATACCTTGAGGAGGGCAAGCGCATTGCAGACCCGACAAGCAACGTCAACCGCACGATCCCCGGTGTTGAAGCCCCTATGTCGGAAGCGGAACAGGGTGTTAATAACCTTGTCCAGACACCGGGCGGGACAGTCGCCGCGAACTATTTCAATCAAGCGGCGCTAGGTGCCCCCCAAGCTCTCGCGGGCCAAGAGGGTTACGACGCGATGAGCGCCCTTAACGAGCGCCGCCCTGTATCGGCTTTTGCCGGGGCAATGGCGGGCGGTATAACCGGCGCAAAAGGGCTTGGTGTTGGTAGTGAAGCCGTTTCGCGCGCACTCGGCTTTGGCCCGGAAGCGGCGCGAATGCTTGCAAACCCGGTCACGCAAAACGCTCTGGCTGGCGGCGCAGTTGGATTTACAACGGCCCCGGAGGGTCAAGGCGCGCAGAATGCACTCATCGGCGCGGGCGTTGCTGGTGGTCTTACAAAGGGGCTTAACGTTCTGGCCCCGGCAGTCAGTGCGAGGGCTGCTAATTTCGTGAACCGCCGCGCGTCTGCCAAGGCACCTCCCGCCAACGCCGCTGAGGTCGTTGCGGCGGGGCAGGCCGAGAATGTCCCGGTTTCCCGTCCGATGGTCGATCCGACCAAACGCAACGATGTGATTGCCTTGCGGTCGCGGCCCGGTGGCGCTGGCGTGATAGAGCGCGGGCTGGATTCCACTACCAACGCGATAGAGGCGCGCACTGCGGCACTTGGCAGAGGCGGCACTGCCCGCGATACAGACATCACCGGCGAGGCATTCCAGAAGGCGGTAGAGCGCACAAACAAGAACGCGAAGGCTCGTGTTGATGGAATCTATAGCCAATACAGGAAGGCGACGGGCGACCCTCCGGTTGAAGCAACAAACGCGCTTAAGGCCATAGACGATGAAATCGCAGACCTTTCCAAGGCAAAGGAACCGAACAGCGAGGAAATAAACTATTTGAAGAAGATCCGCTCGGTTTTTGCCCCGCCAGCCCCCGTCAAAACGGGCATTCTTGACGCTTCTGGAAAAGATATAACGCGCCCTGGCCAGGGGTTAACGGCTGAAACACTCCGCAGTATGCAGCAAGACGTGAGAGGACAACTCAGCACATTTGGGCTTGAGCAGACAAGGGCTGACGCACGGCTGACGCGGGTGTTCAAAGCTGCGCAGGCAGACCTTGAAACGGCTATGAAGGACAACCCGCAAGGACTGGCGCTTTTGAAGGCGGGAAATAGAGCGCACCGCGAGCGCAAAATTTACGTGAAGGCCATCGTCAACCAGATCGTCGGCAAGGAATCGACTGGCATTGACGATCTAGCGGGCCGTATTGACCCCGATGTAGCGTTCAGGAAAATCCAAAGCTGGGCAAAGCCAGGCGGTAAGGGTAACAGCTTGGCGGCTGCTTGGCGTTCACTCAACCAAAGTGAGGCGAATGATGTTGCTGCTACTGTTGCCGCTAATCTTGGGCGCGACAAAGCTGGTGATTTTTCCCCCGCTCTACTTGTTTCACAAGCGGCTAATCTTTCCCCAAAGGCTCGCCACATAGCTTTCGGGCCGGACGGTGCTGAATCGCTTGGGAATCTCATAAAACTTTCCAAGGCACGTTCATCCGTGCCTTACAACACAAGCGGCTCTGGCGTGGCGACGAACTACCGAAACTTTGTTGTCGAGGCTGTGCTTGGGGGTTTAACCACCACGGCGGCAGTTGTCGGCGGCGGGGGGCTTAGTTCGGTTCTTGCTGGGGCTGGTGTGGCGGGTGCTGTCTCCGGGGTTAAGGCCGCTGGAAACAACATATCCGCTCGCCTATTGATGAATAGGGATGTTTCGCGCTGGCTGGCTTCCGCGCCGAAAACACAGTCTCCCGCAGCAATCGACGCGCATTTCAAAAGGCTTTCCCAAATCGCGGCCCGTGAGCCTGTTATTTCAGGAGAGATTCAAACCCTGCAGCAGCGGCTTATGGACGCGGCGAAGGGAATGTCAGGGCCAGCGCCCGCAGAGGATAAACAAAACACCCGGTAGGTTGAAGAACAACCAGACCGCGTAAAGCGCAAATCTCAGCCTGTGCATTGGCTGCATTTAACACATTTCATCACCGGAGCAAACGATGGCAGCTACGCTTCTCATCCCCCCTTTCCGTGCGCTTGACGCAAGTGGGAACCCTTACAGCGGGGCAAAGCTCTATTTCTATGCCAGCCCCGGCACGACAACGCCTGTGGACGTATACACAACGGCGGCGCTTTCGGTTGCCCATGCGAACCCTGTAGTTGCGGACTCGGGCGGAAAATTCGCCAACATCTACGGATCATCGGCGGTTGCCTATCGCGCGGTGATGAAGGACAGCACGGGCGCGGTAACGCTGCATGACTTCGACCCGATCAATGCGGGTTCGTCAAGCATGGTGAGCAGCATTGACGTTTCCGGCGGCACAACGGGCCTGTCATTTAGCGGCGGGCCTGTTACGAGCACGGGCACGATAACGGCGGCGGGGACGCTTGCGGTTGCCAACGGCGGGACGGGCAGCACAACAGCGAGCGGCGCAAGGTCAAGTCTGGGGGCTGCGGCATCCGGCGCGAACACCGATATAACCGCCCTAGACCAAGATGTGACAATCACCGCAACCGGCACGATTGCGTCCACGTCGATTGGCTTTCGCGGGATGCCATTGTCGGGCCAGACACAAGGCTCGATCATCACCCTCGCGCTATCGGACGCGGGAAAGCGCGTGGCCAATACAACTGGCGGCTGGACTATCCCGGCAAATGCCTCGGTGGCCTTTCCAACGGATACCGTCATCGTGCTGCACAATAACAGCACACTTACCCAGACGGTTGCCATCACAACGGACACGCTGACACTCACCGGATCGACCACGACCGGCACACGCACGATTGCGGCCAATGGCTTGGCGACGATTGTAAAGGTCGGAACGACAAGCTGGCTGATTAGCGGCAACGTCACATGACGGGCGTTCTGTGCATGTTCACCGGCGGCGGCGGTGGTGGCGGCGGCGGCGGAGGCGGCGGAAGCAGCCTTGACACGCAAAGCGTCACAACGGGAACCAGCGGAACGGCTGGCGGGCTTAACCGCATTCGGGGCTATATCAGCGGTTCGCAAGGGTCAATCTCGGACGGCACGTCAAACCTTTACGCGGGCGCGGCGATTACCTCGATGTTTTGGGATGAGAACGGCTCAGGCGGCGCACAATATTATTATCTCGCCATAACGGGCGGGACCAATTCGGGTTGGTCCACAATGACAATCGGGACAACGGTTCTGGCCCGCACGGACGCGACATTCTCAAGCGGAACTTGGACATGGTCCACAACCGACACCGTAGGGACACAGGCATTCGGGGCGAATGGCTCCGTGCATACCGTCTATTTTGACTAAGGAGACTGACATGAAGATAGCTATTTCTCTCGGCCTTTTGGCCATGTTGCTCGCGGCCTGCGATACAACGGGCTACCAGGAGCCTGTGACCGTTGTCGGAAACGGCACGGAACCATGCGCCAAGAAAGAGTGCATCACACCTAGCGACGTCAAAGACAAACGCTGATGCACGTCACGTTCGACATTCTCCGCAACTTCACGGCAATCATTATGCTCGTGCTCGGCTTTCGCTTCATGGCTTGGGCGGGGTTATGCGGGCGCGCGTGGATCAACGGGGGTAATCCGGCGCTTGAGGCTATCACGCACAGGCGCGTTGATGTTGTCGAACATGAGATATTCGCGGGGGCGTTCCTGCTCTGCACAATGGCATTCGGCGCGCTCATGCAACCCGGCGGCTATCACTTCTCGCTACCGATTGAGCCGAGTTTGACCGGCTGGGTTGTGCTGGTTGGTTCGATCGCGCTGATGCTGTGCTGGCGGCTCATGCACCCGTCAATGAAGATCGGGCATCCGTGGCGCGTGGTTGGTTCGGCGGCGGCGATGGCTATTGTTTTGGGGGCGTCGGAATGGGGCCTGTGAGCACGGCAACGATAGCGAAAAGCGCGACGATTACGGCAAGCGGTAGCTCGCTGACAATCCTTGGCAATATGGCGGGGCTGACGGGCGCTGATTGGGCGCTGGTTATCTTCTGCGTGTTCGGGTCCGTGTTCGGCGGCTCCTATGCGCTGCAAGGCGAAGTCGAGGCAAAGAACGGCCATGACAGCCCCGAGGCCAAGCGTGCGCGCAAACTGGCGGTGTCGATGTTCGCGGCGCAATTCGCTTTGGGCATGGCGGCGGCGGCATATCTGGACGGCAACCCGTGGCGCATCATTCCGGCCTGCCTGATTATCGGCATGTCCGGCCCGATTGGATTGTCGGCGCTCAAGCGGTTGGTTTCGATAGGGGGTGGGAAGTGAAAGAGAATTTTCCCGAATGCCTCGCGCTCGTGCTCCAGCATGAAGGCGGCTTTGTGAACCATCCGAAAGACCCCGGCGGCGCGACCATGAAGGGCGTCACGCAGGCGGTCTATGATGATTTCCGCGTCAAGCGCAATTTGGCCAAGCAATCGGTCCTGCATATCAGTCAGGACGAGATCGGGCAGATTTACAAGCGCCAGTATTGGGACGCTGTAGCGGGCGACAAACTACCTTCAGGTGTGGACTATGCGACCTTTGACTTGGCGGTCAATTCCGGCGTCGGTCGGGCGGCAAGGTTCCTGCAATCGGTTCTCGACGTGCCACAGGACGGCATGATCGGCGCCAAGACAATCGCGGCCATTACGAACCCGGAATCAACTGCATGGGATCTGTGCGCCAAGCGCATGGCGTTCCTGCAAACACTCGGCACGTTTTCGACATTCGGCAAAGGATGGACGGCCCGCGTCAAGGCGGTATCGGCAAAAGCACAGGAGATGGCGGCATGAGTTGGAATCCAATCACCTGGCTTCCCTTCACCAAGGATGGCCGCGCAACGCTGATCTACATCTTCTTTGCATTGAGCGTTCCAGCGCTCTGCGGGATGCTGGTCTATGTGCTTTATACGATCCGCTGGTTTGATGCGCCCGCCTTGGACCGGCTTGAACGGTTCTATCAAATCGGAATGCGCATTACGCTCGCCATGCTTTTGGGGATGCTGGCCTATGCGGCGTTCGTTTCCTTCCGCGCGTTCAAGGCGGGCAAGGACGGCGTGGAAATGAACAGCAAGGACGAAGAGGATGGGCCTAAATAGTGCCCGCCTTCCTTCTCCCCATGCTCCTTAAGGGCTTCGGCTTCGTCAAGGAGGCGATTAAAGCCGCTCTGGGCTTCATTGTGCGCCATCCGTGGCAAAGTGCCTCTGTGTTGTTTCTCGTGGCCTGTGCATGGCTCTGGCGGGCAAATAACGGGCTTCACGACACGATAAAGGCCGAACGCGCCGCGCATGTGCAAACGGTGGCCAATTTCAAGAAGGCCCAGGCCGATGCGGAAGCCGTGCAAGCGCATAATCTGATGCGCGTTGCCAAGGCATCAAAGGAGATCACAGATGAAACTGTCAAAGACTATCGCGCCGATGCTGCTGATTGGGAGTCTCGGTTTGACCGGCTGCGGAAAGCCAATCGAGGCGCGTCCTGCAACACTGGTTTGCCCGCCGTTTCCGGCACCGCCAGCGGAGTTGATGGAACCAATCCAGATACCGCAATCGTTGCCGTTAAAATAGACGATCTGGAAACGCTTGTTCAGAACAGCGTGCGCGGAAAGGCCCTGCAAGATTGGGTTGAGCGCCAAGCGGCGGTTGAAACTTCACCGGGGGAAGAATAATGTTTCTGGGATTAGGCCTTCGGTTCGGTGGAAGCGGCGTGGCTGGCGCATCGGGTGGTGGCGGCGGGTATTCGCTCGACTCAAACCTGCCCACGCCAACGCTTAGTCTTGCGGTCGGCAAAACGACCTATCCGCCACAATTCAGCGCGTCATTTACCGGCGGTTTCTACGCGGGCGACCAGATCGAGTTCTGGAGCGCCGCAAGTTATGCCGCCCTTGCGACCGCGATGGCTTCAACCGGCACGCTTCTGGATGATGACGACGATAATGGGCTGGTGGATGCTACCCTGTCCGGCATTGCGTCCGGCTTGACCTATGCTGCGGTTCGCTTGCGCCTGCCGTCCAATTCGACATATGGGCCGACTTCGAACATCATTCTCCACGGCGATGCGTCCGCGCCAACGCTCACCAGTTCAACATCAACCAATGTCGATGAATTGCAGACGGTGCTTTATACCGCGACATTTAGCGAGCTGGTGAACACGCCAACACTCACCGGCACGGATGCCTCTTTGCTTGCCGTATCGGGTTCATCTCCTGCCACGTCCTACAGCATCGTTCTGGCATCGGGCGGGCAGATCGACTATGATGTCGCAAGCGGCGGGCAGACCAGTTATTCATTCTCGATTGCCGCGACGGACCTTGCCGACAATTCCTTGGGCGCAACGGCGATCACGGTTGCAGTCAACAATCTGACGGACGTTCCGACTGCATTCACATTCACCGACAACAATGCGCCAACGGCTTCGACGCTCTACACGTCCAACACGATCACGGTTGCAGGAACGACCGCCGCGCTTGTTTGCCCTGGCACATTCAGCGGGTCGGGCGAATATCAGAAGAACGGTGGCTCGTGGGTTACAACATCGCCCTTCACCTTTGTTCTTGGCGACACGTTCGCGGTTCGGCACACCAGTTCGTCTGACGGCTCGGCGGTTGATTCGACGCTTAACCTCAACGGGACAAGCGACACCTTCACGACGCAGATTCCTGAATTGCCCGCGACCGCCGTATTCCATTTTGATGCCGACGATCTTACGACCCTGTTCAAGGAAATTGCCGGGTCTACCGCCGTCACAACGTCCGGCGATACAGTCGGCAAGTGGAACGACAAGTCCGGCAACACGCGCCATGTTACAGCGCCTGCGGATACGGCTGTTCGCCCGATCTACGATCTTACCAGCGGCGTTCATTCGGTGGTCGGCACCGCCGCAAATTCCACAGTCCTTGTCGGCACAAACCCGAGCGGGATGTGGCAGGCGGGCGCATGGTCGCTCGTTTTTGCAATCAAGGCCAATGCGGGCACAGGCCAAGCGGTCATGGCGGACGGCAGTTCGTCATCGAATAACCCGCTTGCAGCCTATGCGCGTTCGAACGGTGCGACGGCATCAACCATGAGCAACGCGTTCCGTGATTCCGCTACAGGCTCGATCAACCTCACAGATCCCACGGTTGCAATCAAAACGACCGTATTCGATAACAATTACCGCGTCATTGTGCTGATTGATGACGGCTCTGGGTTCACGGTCTGGTATGACGGCGTCAAGCAATCCAAGGTGACTACAGGATACAATCGCGGCGGCGGCACGATTACCGGCCTTGACCGCATGTCGCTGTTCGCCCGTGTGAGGCCAACAATCGACAGCTACCTAACCGGGCAAATCCAGCACGTGTCAGGATTCGCGAGGGCGCTTTCGGATGCGGATGCACAGCAAGCGACAACCTATGCGGCCCTCAAGCAAGGAAGGACACTTTAATGCCTCGCACGACCCTTCTAAGCACCGCTGATTTTAATCCGCTCCCTATCGGCGGCGGCGGCTGGGTGACGGGCGGGTGCATCGCCGACGATGGATATGTTGTAGCCCGCACCGATACGACAAACGCATTCATAAAGGCGCCAAGTGCGGTTGAATGGACGCGGGCATTCGTAGCGGATGGAACGAACACCGCGACCGCCGATGTTGCGCCCCATGCGGCGGGCGCGGGCTGTTATGACATAGGGGTCTGCAAGACGGATTCGCAAAAGATGGCGGCGATCATTCGCGGCAATCTCATGATGTCCACCAACCGGGGTGCAACATGGACAAAGAACACCGCTTATGGCTCGGCGGGTTCAAATGGCGCGAACAACAACAACCGGATGCATCACCGGCATGTCGAATATGACCCGTCAAGCGCGGCGGTGCTGGCGGTTGCTTCAAGGGGGCAGGGTCTTCGCTACACTCTCGATTCCGGCGCGACATGGACAACGCACCCCGATATTCCGACGCCATCCGTAGGCGACAAGGGCATCACGATTGCTTTCGACCGCAGTTCAACATTTAGCGGCGGGCAGACGCAAATCGTTTATGTCGGGGTTGAGGGTTCGGGTATCTATCGTTCAACCACGGGCATATCCGGCACGTTTGCGCTGATAGCCAGCACGCCAACAACGGTTGCGGGGCTTGCGGTGCATGAAGTCAGCGGCAAGCTCTGGATGTCAACGCGCACGGCGGGCACAAGAGAAGCGGGAACGCAGCTTTATTGCTGGACGTCTGGCGGGGGATGGGTGACAATCACCGGCCTAACGGCGATCAAGGGCGTTGTGTGCCATCCGACTGACGTCGATAAGGTCTGGGCCTTCGACGGCGGCACGACGCTTTGGATGTGCACGAACGCCAGCGCCGCAACGCCAACATTCACACAGAACACCAATACGCCAACGACGAAAACCGCGAACGACATTCCGTGGCTCGCATGGACAAACGAGTATTATCTTTCGAATGGCGACCTGCTTTATGACCGCCTGACGAACAAGGGCATTCTCCTTATGGGGATCGGCGCTTTCGAGATACCAACCCTCCCGACAACCAACGTCGCATGGTCTCTCACGTCAATCACGAAGGGCATTGAGAACCTTGTGGCGATGCACGTCGAAATTAACCCGGACGGGCTTATCATGCTCGGCGCACAGGACCGCCCGCATTTTGTGCGCGAGCGTAACCAGGTTGCATCCTATCCGTCAAGGCACGGGCCGGGGCGTAGTGTCTCGATCCAGCACGGCGGGACGTCCGACTATGCCTGCGACGATCCCGACTGGATATGCAGCGTCGGTTCAAACACCAGCCAGCAATCCTATTATTCGACAGACCGTGGGTTGACCTATAACTATTTCCCGGACCAGCCAGCGGAAGTGGTTGCGGGCGCGCTTGGCGGGAATATTGCGGTCGGCAATGCGGGGAATTGCGTATATCTGCCGTCCAACCATGTCGGCCCTTATTACAAGCCGGACATAAATACAGCGTGGGCGCAATGCCAACTTGTCGGGGCGGAAGCCTATTCGCACGATACCGCGCATACAATGTGGCATCACAGCTACACGGTACATCGCAAGATTCTCATCAATGACAAGAACAACCCGACGCACTTCTATCTCTATTGCGTAGGCAAGGGCGATGGCGGCGCGGTCGATCTGGCATCAAGGGGCATGTGGAAGTCAACGGACGGGGGCGCGACGTTCAACCGCGTCCGCACAACGCTCATATCGACATGGGTTCTGGACTTCTGGAATAGCAAGCTCAAGCAAGTGCCGGGGCAGGCCGGGCACTTCTGGTGGACGGCGGGTCCGGTCGGCAATCCCGGCGATGCGGCGGCAACCAACAAGATGTATTTCTCGACGGACTATTGCGTCACATGGACGGCGCTTTCATCCGGGCCTAGCGAATGCCGCTCATTTGCTTTCGGCAAGGCGAAAGAGGGCGCGTCATATCCGACAATCCTTGCGGCGGCTGAAAATGACGGGCTTAAATTCTGTCAGGACTTCAACCCGGCAAGCCACGCGTCGGCAACGTGGCAGAGCGTTGGCGGCCTCTATGCGGATGGAGACTTTGAATACATCCAGGACATAGGCGGCGATCCGAATTTATATGGCCGGTTCGTAATTGCCCGCGAAGGTGAGGGCTGGCAAATCATGGAAATGAAAAAGACGGTAACGCTATCATGAAACGCGCCATCCTCCTCGCCTTTGTCTCAACACCAGCCATCGCCTCCACAAACTACACGCAAGATGCGCGCGATCTGTCAGCGGCTGCATTGTGCGGGGCTACGAACGTCACCTGCCAGCAATCCTACATATCGGGGGCAAAGGACGGCACAGCGGCCTATAAACGCGTTCTCAGCACGTATAAGGCCATACGGGCGGCGGAAGTGCCTCCAGCGCCTGCGCCTGCCCCTGTGCCTGCTCCGACGCCCGCGCCAAGCCCTGCGCCTGTGCCGCCTCCGGTGATTGACCCCAACGTGCCAACGACCGGCCTTCCTGTGGTTGCGGACGGCCTGGACGTGAACGCATTTCTGCAACCCTCATGGGGCACGGGCGCAATTCCTGCGAGCGCCGCGCCTGACGTGGTTGGGGCATTCCGCCTCATCTGCCAGGCGGGCATGTCGAACGCGCGCCTCGCTGAAATGATCAAGTATGACGATCCTATCGTCTATCCTGGGCAGCCGGGGAAAAGCCATCTTCACCAGTTTTTTGGCAACACGAAGGCCGACGCTTTCTCGGATTACACCAGCCTGCGTACCACTGGCGAGAGTTCATGCGCCAACATCATGAACCGCTCGGCATACTGGATGCCCGCGATGCTGGACGGCAAGGGCTTCGTCGTTCCGCCTGACTACATTACGATTTATTACAAGCGTCGCGTGAAGTCAGATCCCTTGTGCTCAAAGATCGGCACGGCTTGCGTCGATCTGCCGCGCGGCCTGCGGTTCATATTCGGGGCCGACATGTTGAATATGGCGGCGCCCAAGACGGGCGGCGGATACTTCAACTGCGCCGGGACGGGTGCTGTTCCTGGCCACTATCCGTCAATCGTCGATGCCGCCAAGAATTGTCCAATCGGTGCGCAGCTTGGCGCCGTAATCAGTGCGCCTGAATGTTGGGATGGCAAGAACCTCGATAGCCCAGACCATCGCTCACATGTGGCCTATTCCAAATATATCGGGCAGGCTTATGCACAATGCCCGTCAACGCATCCATACGTGATTCCGACTTTCACCCTCGGAGCATGGTATACAACGGACGCAACGCTTGACCGAGCGGGCGTCTGGGATGGCACGTTCAATAGCTGGCACCTATCATCGGATAATATGCCCGGAATGCCGATGAAGCCGGGAACGACCTTCCACACGGATTGGTTCGGCGCTTGGAATGATACCGTGCTTGCCCGCTGGCACTTGGGGTGCATCAATAAATTGCTCAATTGCAGCGGCGCGGATCTTGGCGACGGCAAGCAGTTGAAGCAGGCTTATGCGGACAATTGGGTCAAGCGCCCGAGGGTTCCTGTTCCAGTGCGGCCTTAGGGGGTGCGGGGAGGGGCATCCAGTGGGTTGGAGGCCAGTAAGTAGTGTTGAAACCTCCGAAGCCAATAAACCCGCGCTTGTCTTTTGCCTGTCTACACCAATCAACGCATATATAACCTTCGCGGTCAGCTTTTGGCTTCCCAGTAAAGCGGCCAAGAAGAATTTTTCTCCCATCCCTCGGCGCGCTCTCAATCGGTTGCCACTCCATCCTACCTCTCCCCCAAAGCCGCGCGGGCTATCTTGTGCATTTCATCCTTAGTCCATTCGTTATGTTGATCCGCCCACATGGAAGCGCGATCAGTTTCATAATCTGATAACTCCCCCAAAGCCCCTCTCAGCCGTTCCAGTTCCTCAGCCTGCGAGCGGATGAGAGCGGCGGAATTAGTGAGCGTTTCGCGGTAACTTGGCTTTGTGAAATTCGACACAAGATCAAGCAACCGTTCCGCCAATCTCTCTGCCTCGGTCATCCTATTTCTCCTTTGCCAGCGCGCGGAGGGCTGCGGCTGTTAGTGCAAGCGCGGGGGTGGCACCGCTTGCCGTTAATGCGTGCCAGTCTTTTCCGTTATGGATTACTGCCGCAGGATACCAAGTTATCGAACACGCTGGAAAAACTTCGGGTTCAGGTGGCTCCCATGAAAGCGTTAAATCGACGAGTGACATTGTTTTTGGCACAAGCGTCATCGCGGCGTCCAGTGAGGCGGTGTAGGATGGGACTGCTATTTGACCGAGTGGGCCTATCCAATTGTCGCCGGAATATTGATGCCAGCCCAACGCCTCCGCAATGTCGGCATCAACGTGGCGCTCCGGCCCGCTCAAAGCCTCAACCCGCTTCGCCAGTTTCAGCAGTTCATCGCTCACGTTCGCCTCCCGTCATTGTAGAGTTGGATCAGGTAACTGTTAAATTCACGGCTCACACGCTCGCTGTTTTCGCGTTGCCTACGCTGGCGAACGATGTCTGCATCGCGCTTCGGATCGCGGGCATAGGTGCGCGGATAATGGCAAGGGCATTGGCAGGACGTTCGGTCGCCAAAGACGCCATAGTCTGGATCACCGCACGCGCAGCATTCTTCCTCAATATTCACGTTCGCCTCCATGTTGAGAGTGCTTGGCGGGCGGCGAGGATGTCTTTGTGAAAAATGGAATAGGCCCCGGCATTATACGAAGGTTTTTGTGGAAATTCTAGTTTCGCCAATGGTTCTAGCGCATCCACCAGCCCCTGAGCGCGTGCTTCTAGTTCCCTGACACGTGCCTCTGCCTTTTCTGCTCGCTGGTATGTATAGCGAGCCTGATCCTTGTATCTGTCGAGTGCATCCTTCGACACTGTAACGAGTTCGTTACCATCGCAATCGACTTTGCCGATGAAACAGACTGGTTCATCTTGCCGCTCTGCCTCCCATTCTGCGCGGAGTTCGGTAAAGTGGCGGCGGACGACTTCCAGCCAAACACTTTGACTTGGGCCAGAGTCCATTATCCAAAGCTCATGCACTAACACCTCCGCACGATCCGGCTTTGGTTGCTCGTCGCCGCGTAGGAGGGCGGCTGCTTGGCGAAGGTCAACTGACGTAATCGCATAATATGCGTTGCCCGCTTTTTTCTCCAAAATATCAGCAAGGCGCTCTTTTTCCGCGATCAGCGCATCATCGCGCTCTTTGTCTTCATGCGTCATCATGCGGCGATCCTTTCCGAAACAGCAGACATAGGCAGCGGCTCAGGTGCTTCCGGCGCGAGCCATTCAATCAGCCGGTCGAACTGCCATTCATAAAATTCAGCGTCCCTAGCGGCCCTAGCGGCCCAAGCGTCCCTAGCGGCCCAAGCGGCCCAAGCGGCCCAAGCGGCCCAAGCGGCCCAAGCGGCCCAAGCGGCCCAAGCGTCCCTAGCGGCCCAAGCGGCCCAAGCGGCCCAAGCGGCCCTAGCGTCCCTAGCGTCCCTAGCGGCCTCTTTCCATCGATCCTCGGTTATCTCGTCTGCCAACCAATCATCGGTCGCTTGGATGCACTGACGCACGCGCATGTCATTCGGCGCAGCTTCTTCGAAAATATGCAGCACGCGCTTGGCGTTGTCGTTCAGGAACCCAACGAGACGGCGGGCCACATCGTCATCAGTCTTGGCGATGGCAGAAGCAGCCCAGATAATGTCATCATAGGTGCAGCCAGCCGCGCGAGCATCTGCCGCAGAAAAACACTTGGCCTTATCAGGATCGAACGCGCGGAGAACCTTGCGGACCCGCCTGCCGGTTTCGGCGCATGGCTTGAACTTGTCCAATTCGGCAATTGTGATGCATAGCTTTGCCATATCTATTCTCCTTTGTGCTCTTTGTCAGTCATTGTTTTGCTCCTGATATTCGCGCCAAAGTCTGAATTTGTGACAAGCCTCGAAGCCGTGATTGAGGTCGTTTGGCATTGTGCATCTGCCTAGGCCGTTGATATGGTCGCGCCGGTAATCCCCGCAGTCGCATTCATCCAAGGGATGCCCGCGCGCAATCTCATCTGCATTCATCATCGTGCTCCGTTTCTGGGCTGTCATGGCTTGGGGGCCGGGTTGGGGGAGAGAGCGCGGACGGAAGCTGCAATGAGCGCGCAAGCCTCCTGATCTGGCGTGAAAAACGATAACTGCCCCTTGTATGGTATCAGGGGGATCGGGAAGGCATCGCGCAGCACAAAGCCGTAGCGACCGAAAAACCACTTGCTGTCCATTTCTGTGACGCAATCGGTAATTCGCGCCAAGCCGACGAACCCGCCACGTGGTAGATCGGCCTGCGATGACGCCAGTTCCCGCGTCGATTTTCCCGCGTGAATGATGAACCATCCTCGGCCTTTAGTTGGCCAGTCGCGGTTCTCAACATCCTTGCCATCATGGAATATGTGGTGCGGATAGGGCTGCAAGATCGAAAGGGCTTTGATCTGGCCTGCCTCAATGCGATCTGCCAAGGCCGAATAGTCCATCACCGCCTCCCCCTGCCAGCCATCCGCGCGTGTTTTTTGGTCATGCTGGTTGGTCCGTAAACAGGTCGCCAGCGGCACATTGGGCGCGGGCGCGTTCCTTGATGCCAGCTCGGCGCATCGGTGCGTCATAGCGGTTGTGGCATTGCTGACAGCCGTGCATGAGATTGTCGTCGGCATTGTTTTCAGGCTGATGATCTAGGTGCATCACGGTCAGCACGACTTTGGAGCTGGTTGTAGGATGCGGCTCGCCATTGAGTGCTTCGCAGCGCCCGCCGTGGTCTAGGCCGCAATGGCCCGTGCATTCGCAGCGATTGCCGGAACGCTCACGGATACGCGGCACTACAGCCGTCTTCCAGTCCTTTGGATAGCGCGCAAGATTTTCAGGGCGGATAGGCATCACCGTTCCCCCGCCATCCCACAAACAAAGGCGCTTCGTTCGGTCATGGTCATGCTGCTTCTCCGCACCAAAGGCCGCATTCGGCGTCCATTTCGGGGTCATCATCGAACGCGCCAAGGAATAGATCGCCTTGCCTCTGGACGGCTTCAATGAGCGACTGATAGCCATACTCAGGGCGAAAGGTTGCGCCTGCTTTGGTTTCCATGTCTGCCCACCATTGCAGCGTGCCTGGGGCTGTGCGCTCGACCTCGAACAGCTTGGGCCGCGCCTTCAAAAAGCAAGCGTCACAGTTCCCCTCGAATGGCAGCAATTGCAGATTAAAATCCTGCTGCGTCCAAAAGGCTGTGACATCGCGCACCGAAACGCCAGCATCCGCCAAGGGCAAGGCATTGACCCACCGTTCCTTGCCGCTGTCAGATCGGGAACGCGACTTTGCAACGCGGTGCATTTCGTCGGCTCGTAACCCGATGATATTCGTCCACCGAGCATAGCCAAGCGACACCATAAAATGCTTCATCACCTTGATTTTAAGCTCATCGGTGCAAAACCGCATGACGCTGTTCGGCAGGTAGGACTTAGCCTCAATCAACCCCTCGAAAGGTTCGCCATTCCGGCTGGCACTGTTGAAGCCGACCTCCTCAAAACGCCCTTCGACGTCACCAGTGCGCGTCCGCCATTCCAGCCACCGCACCCGCACATTCCACCGCGTCGCGCACTCATGCACAAAGCGCAGTGTTTCCTCGCGCTCCTTGCCCGTGTTGGCAAAAGTGACATGCACGTCTTCGGGAAGATTCCCGCCGTGCGCGTCAAGGATCATTCGCAGCATGTAGCCAGACGTGCGGCCACCGCTGAACGAGATCAGGGCGGGGCCAGTGATGAAATAGGGGTTCGCGGCGCTCATGCTGATTTTCCCGCCAGCCCGCAAACAAAGCCCTTATGTCGCCCCGTTTCCCACACCATTCGACGCGCGCGGCTAAAAAAGGTTGGACAGAATAAATTTGACACTAGCCGCATGTTAAAACTCCATAGACCGTCACCCGCGTAAGGGTCACACCATAGGATGTGAATGCGGCTATCCCTCTGGCGCTCTCTATCGTGTTTACCTGCACTGCCTTTTATCGGTGGCCAGCCGGGGTCCCCACCGTGACTTGCCGTGGTCGCAATCGTTCGTGACGTTAGGTGCAGATATCCCCTTGCCATCCAGATAGGCGTCGGGGGGAGCGGGTGAGACTCCCACGATATCAATCGGTTTAGGCGCTGATCAGGCGCTTTGCGGGATTTGGCTTTGTCCGGGAGCCTAGTGGCAACTCGGCGGCGATAGCTTCTTCCCAAGGCAGCTTTTTTAGCCTGAACCTCGGGAAAAGCGCCAACGCGCATAACCGTGTTGCGGTTGCTCTGGTTTTCCTCTAAAGGGATCAACCTAGAGGCGGCAGGCAGTTCAGGTGCTTGTCGCCTCATCTTTATGCGCCGTGTTTTGTTTGTTGTAAAGGCACAAACACACATTTTTTACGGAAGCCCAAAGCTCGCGCTACTTTAGGCCCTGGCTTCTGTTTCCCTGACAAAACAAGACTGACGAGCGTTTCTGATAGCCCCGCCGCCGCTGCGAACGCGCCCTGACCTCCCCATTCATTGCACCTCATGCGCAAAAGCCGGACAATTTCACCGGCGTCAATAAATACCGGGAGCGGTTGTTCGCCCATTCTCCCGGCCCCTGTTGTGGATTCCTGTGTCATGCTGCGTCCCTCTCCGGCTCGCCACCGCCACGGGCGCGAACCTCGTCAATCAATGTCCTGGCCTCAACGCCTGTTATCAGTTCGCAGTAATTAACCGCGCGCGTTGTCCATGCGGCCCGCTCGACTTCGTTCATTGACCTGTCAGACGTGCTTTTGAGGCGGTAGACCTCACGGCCTGCAGGCGTCTTCAAAGGCGGGCCATCATACAGGCGAAGCGTCTTGCGCAATTCGTCGTGCAGCGTTTCGGCATCCCAAGGCGTATCGGTCCGGTCGCGCAAAACTTCGGCCACAACGTCAAGCAGGGTCCAGTAAAAGCCCCGCCTGCGCTGATTGCGTGTCATCTTGGTAATCTTGACCACGCAGCGCCCATTGACGGCCTTGAACGCCTCCTGTGCGGCTTTGTTGACCGGACGAAGCGAGCCTAGCACTTGTTCGCAGATCAACGGCGGGCTGTCATTTGCCATTGCGCAACCTTTCAGCATAGTTCCGGCTTATCCGTGCAAAGTCAGGGTCGCGCATAAGCGTGGCGTTCGCTTCCCAATATGAGGGGTCGCGGTGGCGTTTCATGGCCATGCGCTCCGCATTGCGGGCAATCGTTGCCGGATTGGTTGCCGGGTTGGGCATCAGAAAGGCGTATCCTCTGCGCCCCAGTCGGCATTTGAGCCGCTGTCGTAAGGCTTTTTCGCTTCGCCGCGTCCGTCGCCCTTGCTGTCCAACAGCGTCAGTTCGCCACGGAATTTCTGCAACACAACCTCGGTCGTGTATTTGTCATTCCCGCTCTGATCGGTCCACTTGCGGGTTTGCAATTGGCCTTCAAGGTAGCACTGTGAGCCTTTGCGCAGATACTGCTTGGCGATCTTGCCGATGCCTTCATTGAAGATGACAATGTTGTGCCACTCGGACTTTTCTTGCCGGTTGCCGTCGCGGTCTTTCCAGCTTTCGGACGTTGCCAGTGAGAAGGAAACCACCTCACCGCCGTTTTTCATTGAACGGACTTCGGGGTCTTTGCCCAAGCGCCCGATGAGAATAACCTTGTTGATGCTTGCCATTAGACGGCCTTCCTTTCTTCAATTGCGGTGATGCCTGGAATGTTGCGAACGCCTGCCCGAATGTCCTGATCGGCAAGACGCTGGATCGTTGCGACAAATTCCTCCGGCGCGGTTTTCAGATAATGGTTGAGCGCGGCGCGGCGGTCGCTGATTTCGGCGTGCCAGACTGTCCGCAAGCCCGTGGGAGCGCGTTCAATCTTGTTTGCCGTCTTGTTCGCCCTGTCAGCCTCTTTCAAAAGGATTTCAGCCTCGGCACGGGCGGATAGGTCTGCGGTTTCCGCTGCCTCTTGTGCGGCCTTTCTAGCGGCCTCTGCGAGCGCTTCCGCCTCGGCTCGTGCTTTGGCTGCGGCTTCGTCTTTCTGTCTCTGAATTTCGAGGTTCCACGGCGTCAAAGCCTTGAGGGCGGTTGAGCGCGCAAGCTCGGCCTTTGTGATGAGCGGCGTCCACTTGGCTTGAACAGCCTTTGCCGCTTCGTCATGCGGGCGCTTTTCATCCTTGCGAGCGGAGTCCGCTGCCTGTCCTGCCTTCAAGGCATCCTTGGCAATCTGGTTGATCTGGTCGGCTTGAGCCTGATTGGCAATCGGCTCGCCGGTAAGCGCGCTTTCCGCCAGTTCAAACAAGTCGAGAATGTCAGCAGAGATTGCATCGAACGGATCGACGGGCGGGTTATTGTGGCCAATCTTGGCGGGCGCGTTCATGCTGCGGCCTCCAGCATTCCAAGGCCTGCAAGGCCGCCTGCCTTTGCCCATTCGGCCACACGCAACGGGTTTCCGTAGCATCCGCTCGGAGCGTAACTGTAAAAATACACTCCATAAGACTTAAGCGCTTGGGAATTTTCTTCATCAGCGCGACCAAGTGCGCCAAATAGATCGTTCGACAAAACAGCCGTTAGAAATGACCCTGGCCCTATCCCGCGCTCGATCCAAAGGCGCACGCTGTCCCGCATATGAAAGGGCAGGATGTGGAGTTTTTCAAGATAGTCGTTCATGCTGCTTTCCTTTGCTGGCCATCGATCGCATCCTTTGCCGCCTGCACCGCATGGCGGAACATTTCAGGCGTCATCATTTTGATGCTGGTGATTTTGTAGAAGTCGCAAATGCCCTTCGTGTCAGCGCCTGCGGTTTCAATAAGCGTGGACAGTTCCGCGAATTGCGCATCCGTCAGGCCCTTGCTATTGGCTGCGGGAGGGTGCGCACTATCTTGCTCAACGGACTGTTCGTTCCCTCCCGCAAACTCTTGGCGCATGGCCTCGACGTATTTGCTATCGTCGAACATGCCCATGTGCACATCGGCGGCAACACCGATAAACTTGAAGGCGTTCATAAGCGCATCGGTAAATGCCTTCTTGAATGCCTCATCATCGCAGAACGCGCCGTCCTTGCGCGCGGCCACAACCTTGTCGCCGCCAACACCCCATAGAGTGTTGTTCTTGTCGCCATGCCATGCGGAAACGGTGCAATAGACCAGCGTTTCCTTTTCTGATTGCACAACCTGGAATGTCGGCTGGCCAAAGCCCCATCCTTCGCCACACGGCCCGAATAGTTCGGTGAGCCGCTTCCAGACCCACATGGGCTTGATTGCCGTTCCCTTGAAGCCGCCAGCCCGCGAGAAGCCCTTAGTGTGGGCCGGGTCGGTCTTGGAAAGCGTATCCCAAAGGTCGCTCGGTTTTGCCTTCGTTGTCATCATCTTTCCTTTCACAACACCAACGCAATCGCGCCCATGATGACAACCACGCTGGCCAGCAGGAATTGGCCTGTAGTGAGCCGGTAAGTGCCGGACTCGCTGGCGTCCCAGTGTTCATACTGCTCTGTTGCAGGCGTAGGCGCTTCAAGGTCTGCGAGGCGGTTGCGCTGTGCGTCGAAGCGGTCTGTTTTGATTACGGTCATAGCAGCCACCCCGAGCGCGATGGTCGCTCAATGCCGCGCCGGTCATGTTCTTCGTCAAGCGCGTTCAGCGATGGTTTCCAATGCGGAACCAGTTTCCAATCGCCGCCGTAATCGTCAGCGTTTAAATAGCTGATCTGACTGGCGATGGACTTCCAGCATTCGGCAAGCTGTTCATCGGTTAAAGCCGGTGGGTTCTTCGCCAGTTCCTTGGCGTCCTTTGGTAAAATGCCAGCAATCGTCGTCACTTCCTGTCTCCCGAATAAAGTTGCACTGCACAATAAATGGCCGTCGCTAGGCTGGTGATGATGAGGAGGAGGCCGATCATGCTGCCACCTGCACAATGCCGCGCGAGGTCAGCACAATGTCACCGGGGCGCTTGTGCGTTACCGAAACGCCAGAGCGACCAACGGGAACCTGATTGCGCCTTGCTTCCTCTGCCAGTGCTTGGCGGACGGCGCGCAATGCGGCCTCAAGATCGGCTTCCTGCTTCAACAGGCGTTCGCGGCGTGTCATGCTGGCACCTTGGCGGGCTTGGGCAATTTGACACCGGACAGGGCGCAGTATTCCTCAGCCCATTCCAATGCCTTTTGCAGCGCAAAACCACCGCCACTATCATCACCGGGCTTGTCGCCCTTCTTGATCATCAAAAACCATTGCTCGGCGGGGCGGCTGCAATCCTGTTCCAGCGTGTCAGCAGAAACATGCCGGACATTGGCAATTGTGCCGACAAGACATGCGCACTCGCCAGAATATGTCGAGCCGTCGATCCGGCCTTCGCGCATTGCTGTAATCAGGCCGGGAATTTCCTTGCGCGCCGTTGTGAGGATAGCCCAAAAATCAGCCTTGAAGGATCGCAGGTTGGCATCGCGCAGGTTGGCACCGTACAGGTTGGCACCGTACAGGTTGGCACCGCTCAGGTTGGCATCGCTCAGGTCGGCATAGCGCAGGTCGGCACCGTACA